TATTGAGCCAGTAACTTGTGCGCTGCCGTTTACATCGAGCTTTGTCGCTGGAGAAGCCGTACCAATCCCCACATTCCCCGCAGCAGTAACAGTGACGTTCGTCGTGCCGTTGTTTTGAAGCGCAAGAATGCCGTCATTGCTACCAGTGGTCTTAAGACCAGCAGAGCCGGAGACTACACCGTCATCCGAGTTAATTAGTGATGGCATGGATTACTCCTGTGGTTCGTTTGTTCATGATTGTAGTTTAGCGAAAGATAGCGACATTAACTTGCTCAGCATCTACAGCCGCAGATGAAGTGTTTGTTACTCGTGTCCTAAATGCACTAGCAGTTCTTGCCGTCAAATCCTCTCTTGTAAATTGAATTGTCGCAGCACCGCCAGAAGAGATACTTTGCGAAACAGTAACCGCATAGTTCGCGTCAGGCATCGCAGTCGTGAAGTTCACCGTGTAGTCACCCGCGCCGCTATCCGTGATACTTGTCACATTCCCTGACGCACGAATCGCCACAGTGCCAGTACCGTTAAAGTTCACCCAAGCACGGCATCCATAAGCAACCGCAACAGAGCCATATCCTGAGTTAAACAAAAAGTTACCACTGGCATCAAACTCGCCAGTCTGTACGCCACCTTCTGCAAAGCCAATCCTATCTGCGCCCGGAGAATATATGCCGGTGTTGGTGTCTCCGGTAAATGCTACAGAAGGAGCCGATGCGGAGCCAGCGGCAAACTCAATTGTCTGAGCGCCGCCCGTAACAACCACCGTACCCGTAGCATCAGGCAGCGTTAGCGTTCTATTGTTGTTTGAATTAGGCGAAGCAATCGTGAACGTACCAGTTCCCGCTGCATCACCGGATAGGGCAATTTTGCTCATGTGTTACTCCTTCGGAAACCGTGCTTTTATTTCACTGCGCTTGGCTTGCCATTCTTCTTGTGTTGCCTCACCGGCTTGCCATTGAAAAAACAACGGGTCTGCTTCGGCTATGTAAGCGGCTTGACGTTGAGCGTTTGCAACAGCATCTTTTTCTTCTTTATTAAGTTCTGGCGGCTCTTGCAAGGTAAGAATCCCATCGCTTGTTGCAACAATTACTTTCCCGTTATTTTGTCCATCAAGTAATTCTCGATATTTCTCAAAAGTAATTTCTAAAACGTCACTTGGCATATTTTCGCCGTGGATGTCTCTGTCGTAAAAACCTTTTGTAGATGGTGAGTAAAACATCTGTTTGCTCCTTAAATGCCTATTGCGAACCACGCTTGATAAGCCGTCGCAGTTAAGGCGTTGTATTGCCTCACTGTAAACCCAGTCGTAGCCCAAGAAAATGTTGTTGATGCAAAATCTTGACGACCGCCGTTGGGTGCTTGCGTCAAACCAGAACCAGCCTGAACAACGCAATAGCAGCTACTCGGAAAAGCAATCGGGAAAGAAACGCTGATGTTTACGTTTGTAGTAACAACAACTGACCCCCATTGAAGTATCAAACCACCAGTTAATCTTTTATATCCAGATGAACCCAAAGACTGAGAGCGCAAATCGAATAAGTTAATTAACGTGTCGGAGCCAATAAATACGCTGCTTCCCGCAACACTCATCTGCTGTGCGCCACCCGCCGACAATGCAATTGTGTCAGCCGCAGGGAAAAAGATTCCTGTGTTTAAATCACCAGTTGTAGTCAAGACGGGTAACGATACCGTTCCAGCCCTCGATACAAATTGAGCATCGGCGTTAAACCGAGCCACCTCTGCACCGCCTTCAGAAAACGCAATTGTGTCTGCGGCGGGGAAGAAGATGCCGGTGTTAGCGTCAGTTCCTCTGATAGCAGGAGTTGATGCAGAGCCGTCGATGTCAGACAGCCCGTCAGTTCCGCTCAAAATTAAAGTCATTCTTTTCTCCTTACAGGACCAGCCAACGCTGATCAGTTGCAACTGTGATGGTCACACCAGAATCAATGGTGACTGGACCTACGCTCAAACCATTCTCTCCACTTGCGATGGTGTAACTTACCGACGCAGTGGACTTGTTAGTCATGATTGCACCGCCCGCCTGTGCGCCACCAATCCCGCCCCACAAGCCACCGCCATATCCTTCAAACTGACTTAGCGTTGTGTTGTAGCGGATCATGCCGTTAGCTGGCGAACCGCTTCTCTGCCCTGTGGTTCCTGCTGGCAACTTGACCTGCCCAGTGCCGCTAAAGGTTCCGTCACCCAAAGAGGTTAGCGTCGCAACAGTCAGATCACCCGTGTAGTCAAATTGGCAGGTTACGTCCGTGCCATCGTTATAGACCAGCGCAGTCTTACCGTTCGGAATGGTAAATCCCACCCCAGCAACAATCACCCGAATGCTCTGGCTACCTGTCGTACCGTTCTTGATGACGTAGGTTTTGTTAATACCCGGAACAATCAAGTCTCTGGTAGCGGTCAGGCTGACACTGGAGGTCAGGTTTAAGAACAATGCCCGAGCATCCTGCAAGGCATTTGTATTGGTCAGGGTGAGGGTTTTGTTCGCATCCGTTGTAAACGAGACGTTTGCACGACCAACAATTGCTTGCTCCAACGCTGTGCCGAGGTTGGTGTTGGTAGTGGTTCCCCAAGTGCCAACCTGCTCACCAAGAGCGATGAGTTCAATCTTTAGGTTGGTTGAGTATGTAGATGGCATTTTGCTTTCCTCTTGTCAAATGATTACACAACCAGCCATCTTTGACCAGACGCGACCGTCACTGATACCCCGCTGGCGACAGTAATTGGTCCTACCGATTGTGCATTGAATCCGGTATCTAGCGAGTAGCTTTCGGTGACCGTCGAAGCATTCACAACCAATGCGCCAACGCCGCCCCCGCCTGTTGCGGTGCGGCTTGCTGGGTACGTCACAAATACATCTTTGGTTCCTGCGGAGAAGTTAACCTTCGATCCACTATTTGAAGAACTAAGAACCGTATCTCGCGACAACGTTGTGCCGCTGGAGGTGTAGGTTCCAATACCTACTTCCCACTCAGCACCGCCCGCAATCGTGTAAAAAGTGGTATTGCCGTCTCCAATCACGGAAAACGACTGAAAACCTGTGACCGCCCCGGCAAGCGTGATTGTGCCTGTGCCAGCAGTCGTGGTGGTTTCTTTTACCCGATCTTTAACGAAAAGTGGCATATCAGTTCGATGTCTTTATGACATTCCAAGTGGTTGAGTCAGAGGTGTTAATCACCGACCATGTGTCGCTGTTCTGTGCATTGATCAGGTTCCAAGTCACCGACTGACTATCGTTAATCAGTTCCCAAAGCAAGCGTCCCAAAACACTATCCGATGCTCCTGCAAGTTCTGCCACTGACACCGCATAAATTGGCAACGTTGATGTTCTGTCAGAACCTGTTGCGCCCTCTGCCACCAGCACACCAAAATCAATTGCACCACTAACCAGATCACTAATTGCAGCAGACTCATCAACACTAATAACAAATAGCAAACTTCCCGATGAGGAGTCTGACGCTGTAGCGCTTTCATTTACGTTTGAGAAAAACGCAAAAGAGGCGGCAGTTGAATCTGCTGCTGTAACCGTTTCTGCTGAGGTCGCAACAAATGTAGCAATCGCAGAAACCAAGTCAGAGATAGTTGAGGACTCAGTAATCAATCCACCAAAGTCTACGGCACTACTAATCTGATCTGAACCAGATGCGGATTCGGTTACGCTAGAGCCGAATGTCACGGCTGAAGAAATCGAGTCTGATCCTGTGGCTTGTTCTGCCGTAGTCGAACTGAAAACAACCCCAGCAGAAATAGAATCCGCTGCGGTTGCCGTCTCATCGACCGTTGAAACGAAGACCACCCGAGCCACCACGGTTTCGGAGGCTGTCGCAGATTCTGAGACAAGGGGTGTAAACGTTGCGCTGGCGCTGATAGCGTCAGAGCCTGTGGCGCTTTCAAAGACACTTGCTCCCAATTCAGCCAAAGAAGAGACGGACTCTGATGCAGTCGCCAGTTCAATGACAGACACCACATAGGTGACGCTGCCAGAGATCGAGTCTGAGGCTGTTGCGGACTCTGTGATCGTAGTTTGGAAAACTACCCGTGCAGAGACGGAATCTGCCCCCGTTGCCGTCTCATTGATTTGAGCGGCGAACGTAGCCAGTGCGCTCAGAGTGTCTGAGGCATTGGCAGATTCTGCAACCGTCACAGCATAAACAGCACCGGAAAGTGATGAGTATGGCGCAGTCGAGTAGGGCAGTAGTCCGTACATCCTTACACAGCAGCCAGTTGGTCTTCCTCAAACCAGCGTTGCTGCTTCGCGCCGTTTTCGTCAGTCCACTCCACCAGATAGAAGAACGTGCCGTCTTCATCCATGCGGAGTGCAATGACTGGACCTTGCGGAATAACAGATGCCAGTTTGACATTCTGACCCTTAGTATATTTCGTAGCCATGTTTGCTCCTTATGCTGCGTCAAGGCTGAACTGGTAGGTGACATTCAGCGTGTCACCCGAAACAACAGCACGATCACCCGGAGACTGGAAGTCCGATGCCGAAAACAGAATGCCGGTCGTGCCGCCCTTGGTGTTGTCGCTGGTCAAAAAAGCGCCAGCGATTGTAGTCGTGCCGTTGATAGAGAAAACAGCCACAGAAGCCGAGTTGCTAATCACCGAAGGATCGGCAGTTGTTGCTGCACCGAAAGTACAAGTAGGACGGTTTGCTTGGCTATAGCTTGTATCTTCTGTCCAACCTGCATGAGAGGACATGGTGTCGCCAGCCGCAATCGTAGTGCTGGCTCCCGGACCTGTAATCAAACCAAGATACCAAGCGGCGGTATAGGCAGAACCAGAAAAATACTTGTCGTTCATGTCCTTCAAGCCGACATTCACCACAAGGTTTTTCGCCTCTTCTTTCCACTTCAGGTTGCCTTCTTTGTCGTAGCACTCAACTGAGAACACGCCGCCTCCGCGAGCGCCTTCTTGAGATGCACCACCGGCAGCGGCTTCTGCGAAGACCTTGTCGGTGGATTTTGCTTTACTGTTAATCATTTCATGCTCCTTAAGAAATCCGAATCAAAGCCGAACTGTTGGTATTGGCAGGGAACTGAACCTGAAACGTAGAGGTTGATGTCCTGTCAGCACCAAAGTCCAAAACACAAATTGCCGCTCCACCGTCTTTGTAGATCAGCGCCCCACGGGCAGTGAATGCCCCGCTCCAAGACACATCGCCAAAGTCAATGAACGACACGCCATCAGAGATGGAAACGGATGGAGTCAGTATTTCGCCTCCCGCCGTATAGCCAGTTTCAACCACCTCACCGTCTGTGGTGTATGCCGAGGTAGATGCATCCAAGGTCGCGGCGTTGGTGTACAGGGCAATCTTGAACACATCAGTCGTGCCAGTTGCAAAATCAAAGTCCGCACTGGCAAGACCCAGTTTAAACGTGTTGCAGGTGTAGTTGCCAGTGAACGCCATTACTTGACCTCCATCCGGTACTGACCAGACCTGTAAGCATCCTGACGCTCCATGCCATCGCCCAAACGTTTGGCAAGCATCAGGGCTTCGTTGTACCTACCTGTGTACATATCCACAACGTCCTTCTCGGACTTCATGAACGCCGCCGCTTCCATCATTGCACCGTACAGCAGTATCGAATCCATGTTGTCACCCAACCATGTCTGACCTGAAGAAGCCGTGGTGATTGACTCAGGGTAGTAGTAATAATGCAACTCTACGCTGTAGGACACATTCGGTGTTGGTCCCAATAGGAACGTCAACTCATTGGTAATCACCGGAGGCGTATTGTTGGTTGTGGTTGGTCCAAACAGCGCGTAGTAATAGGGCTTGCCGGTATCGGTAGGGCTAGGGAAAGACTCACGAATGAAGTTCACATCCTTGTTCAACAAATACAAATATTCGCCAGACGTAGGATCAATCACAGCAATCGAATAGACCGCCAGAAAATCCCCCGGTGAGGACAAGTATTTATTATTTGCCGTTATGGTTCCAGTGACGTTCTTGCGTAGCGAAGGGAACTGAACTGAGTTGTAGATGCGCTGCTCTGCCTGTTGGACAAAGGTCGCAATCTGCTGATCAGAGGTCAAGCCCCCAGCGCCAACCGCTTGCGGGAAGTCGTTCTCGCAATACGCTTTAATTCGCGCTTTCAGTTCAGTGTAATTCACCGATTACCCCATCTTGGTGCTGTGACCGAAGCCTTTGCTGGTGTTCTTTGTGCCGCGAGTACGCTGAGTTTGCGTGTTCGAAATGGCATTCGGATAGCCAGTGTTAGGAGTCGGTTGTGTATAAGGCTTGGGCTGGACGTACTTACCGCATGGGTCAGCAGTCTCAGCCGGGAAGTATTCGAACTTGTCGGTATTCATTAGCCACCCCGGGAAGTAGAGCGTTGGTTCATAGTGCGAGCAACATTGCGCCCGTACTTCTTCATTGCCTCGGAAGTCACGCCGCCTTTGGCGTAGCCTTTGCCATGCATGGATTTCTCATGCTTCTTGACTTCCTGCTTGGCGATTTTTTTCATCTTGCCAGTTTCCATTGATTACTCCTATGTGGTTACTACCGTCACTGTACCCAATTGAATTCCAAGAACAAGATTATTGGGTGTTAAACCATCATCATTTGCTCTTGACCCACCAACGGGAGCAAACCCCCACTGGAAAATCCTGCTACCGCCCTCTGGCGTACCAGTCTGATTTTGGTCAGGACCAGTAGTGTTTACCAATTGCAACCCGCTCAAGCCCGATATGCGATAGCTCAAATCCGGTCTTGGATTGCGAATCGCTTGAGGATCATCCACCGGATACATCCCCAACTGTAGCTGCGGTTGATCAGGTTCCCAGCACTCTGGGCAAACCAGAATGTTGACATTCTTGGTCTTGATGATCAGCCGTTTTAACTGCTTTAGCTTGAACCTGAAAGCGCAGCGGTCACACTCCGCAATCGAGTTCTTGCCAGATGCAAACTTGTTTCCCATGCCTTACTCGATAAAGTATCTGCGCGGCACAAACCGGACTGCGGACTTGTCTCGATCCTCCTCGGTTGCATACTTCCACTGTTCGTCGTACTGCACCTTCAAAGCAGGAATCATCTCAGGAGAAATCTTCTGAGCGAGGTAATACGCCAACCCAGCAATCATGCAGTTCAGGAATCGGAATGGGATGTCCTGCGTCTGAACACCATTACCGGCATCCTGAATACGGCGCAAGCGCCAGTAAACAAAGGTGTAGTAGTTGCTTTGATCGGGCGCGGGCCAGACATAAATTTGCGGATGGTCCACGCCCGTGGTTGTATTTGTCCCTGCGGGTCTTCCATTCGGAGGATAGGTCGCGCCCGACTGACGATCCACCCACACCTGAATCGGACGCCCTGTGGCGTTCTTGTTCGGGATGGTCGCGTAGGTAGAAACGCTGATCCGGGTGATCGTAAGGTCTTGCTGGTTCTGTCCTGTCCCGGTACGGGTAACGTGTTCCAGAAGGTCGATGGTATCCACAGGCAGCGGGTAGACAAACTGGTTCTCGACCAGAGCAATAGACCCTTGCTCAATCGTCCAGAGGTTAACGCCCCGGTTTGCCCATTCGACGGTCAGCAGGTTTAAACTGCGACGGGCTGTACGCAGGTCATAACCTGTCCGCAGTTCTTTGCCGCAACGCTCGAACGCCTCCTCAACGATATTGTTGAGGTCTAGGTTGAACGATGCTGTTCCTGACGTTGTCATTTGACCTTCCTGTAACTAGCCACCTTCTTTGCTACCTTCGGGGGCTGTGGAACAAACTGCTTGCCCTTTGCCTTACCTGCCCGCTTTGCCTTCGTTGTCGCCGCATATTCCGCTGGACTCAAAGCACTAATGGCTTTCTCCGGCAGATAACGCTCTCCGGTCTTAGACGATGGCTTGCCTGACTTTGTGCGCCATTTCTGTTCCGTCCACGACTTCAGGCTTTGTTGCGGAGCTTTCATTTTTATCGTCCCGAAATTAACTCGGTATCACCTTTGGTAACCAATACACGATCCTTATCAACAGCGACATTTATAGGATCACGATCAGCCATCCGATCCAGTCGATCAATCAACTGCTTCATAATTTCGAATTCTGGCTTTTCCTGTTGGGGGGATGCGCCCGCTACGCCGTTCAGCATAGAGATTAGTGCTGTAAGAGAAGCGCCTAACAACCCCATAACCGCAGCCATTTTGCCTTCTTCCAATACAATGGAAGCCCCTACACCCATAGCCACGATAATGGTTATGTAAACAAGCCCATGACGCCCAATTGCCTTGCCCGCTACTTCTTTAGCGGATTCAGTTACAGGTTCTTTTTCAGCCACGGTAACCCCCGCCCTTCTCTTTGTACTTCTTAGCCAATAGCTGCGCCTTACGGGCGCTCCACTGCCCTGCTGCCGTGCCTTGGGTTGCTGAACCTTTGATCTGGTTGAACAGAGCTTTACGCATTCCGGGCTTGGTGTAGTTGCCAGCCTGATTTACCTTGCTCTCGCCGCCTTCTTTAAACAGCTTGACTGGCTCGTTGCCGTCCCGCTTTTTAATCGACCTGATCTTCTTCGGGTTCATTACGCCCATACCACGGCTTGGCATCATAGGATTCGACCCTTCGTCTTACCACGAATAGCGCAACCATCAGCACGAGCAGAGGCAGAGGAAACCTTGCCACCAGCCTTCATGCCTTTGCCTTTTGCTACTTCCCGCGCAAGCTCATTAATGTCTTCATTTGAGCGTGTTTTACGAAACGGTGTTGTAGCTATATCCGCGCCGATGCCACCTAAAAGCATGGGTGCGGCAAATGCCGTTCTACGCGCACGAGTACCAAAGTCATCCTCGGGTTTATTTTGGATGTACTTTTCTGCCTTTGTAGTGTACGGAGAGCGATCTTCACGATCAATTTCTTCCGCCACTTCACGGGCTTTGGTTTTTGGGGGTTTAGCAGCCATTACACCATCCTCCCTTTGGTTTTGCCGCGAATAGCGCACCCATCTGCGCGTTTAGACGCTGAGGAAACCTTGCCGCCAGACGCCATCTTTTTGACCTTCCCGCCCTTCTTGAACTCAATCCCCTGACTGTCTACACCCATGCGCGGATTCATACGCAAGGTGTTTCTTGGGTCAAGGTCTGCGCCCAAGTTCATGGCGTAAGGGTCTTTCAGGCTTCCTCCCGGCATACCCTTGGCAGAGCCTTTTGCACTCAATGTGGGTTCAACACGCGCCGAAGTTGAAGATGGCTTGCCCATCATCATTTTGGCTAATGCTGCGGTAGCACCTGCGCCACCCAATGCAACAGGAACGGCATAACCGGGAGCGCCGCCAGACTTCTCTGCCGCTTTAGAAGAAAAGTCCTGACTGCCAAGGTCTTCCTTCTTGACGATGACAGGAGGCTCTGACGTTACCTTGGAGCCGCCGCCCTTTCTATCGGAGCGCAACTCGGTAGAGAATTTCTTGCCGTCAAACTCAAAAGTCTTCTTGCCAGATCGACGGGCAGAGGCGAACTCCTCACCAAATGAGATTTTCCTTGGTGAGGTGTAGCCACCTTCTCCGTCCATCCTTTTGACATTTGAGCCTGAAGAAGCGCGGCGCAAACGCTCCGTTACGTCAGGGTTCAATTCCTCATCTGACTCAAGCAACTCTCGCGTTCTGCGATTAGTCGAGCCGCCTTCGTCAAATCGTTTGACCTTTTTCCTTTTCATGGGAATCCCCTATTAGCACTTACCGCCGTAACGCATCTTTTTAACAGCGCCGCCTTTTTTCATAGCAACCTGTTTAGTGTCGGTCTTGCCTTTCTTGGCTACACCGTCAGCCGATTTGTGACCGGGAGCCAAACCGCCACCCGCCATCTTCTTGACTTTGCCGCCATGCTTCATACCGGCTTCTTTCATCTCATGTTTGATCATGGACTTAGGAGCGCCTTTCTTTTTCATGAACGACACTTCCTTCTTCATCATTTCTTTTGACTCTTTCATGTGACCACCTTCCTTCATTGATTTGGATTTGCCCGCTTCACTCAACGCAATTGCAATCGCTTGCTTCGGGTTGGTGACCTTTTTCCCGGAAGATGATTTCAAGTCCCCCGATTTAAACTCTTTCATCACTGTGCGAACTTTGTTTTTCATACGAAACGCCCCTTTGTTTTGCCTTTTGTAGCAATGCCATCAGCGGCTTTTACATAGCCACCCAACTTCTTCTTTTTAACCATGCCGCCTTTTTTCATTTTAGTGATTGCATTAAATCCAACAGGTTGAACAACGCCAGAAGAAGTCGGTTCACCATAATTGATGGTGTTTGCCATATTGTCCACGTTGGACATTAAATCTTGGGCGGCTTCTGAAATGCCAGCCAATCCACCAGATTGATACCGTTTAACCTTTGCCTTCATGGTCTTCCTTTTTGTTCTCTGCGAAGTTCGTCAATTTTTGTTTCCAACCGACCAATACCTGCATCAAACCGCTCCATAATTTTTTCCATGTCGCGATGAACTTCTGCGCGAGTAATGTGATCACGAGCCACCTCCTCTCGGGTCTTATTGAGCAGGATGCCAAGCCTGTTCAATTCAGCGAACTTTTCTTTCACTACGAATCCCAGTAAGGCAACGATGGCTGTTAGGATCACGTTCCATATCATCATCTCCATTACCACTTCACCTTATCAGCCCAGTACGCCGCGCTCATCTTGCCCTTGGCAATGTTTGATCCATGACGCGCTTTAAACGATTTACGCTTTGCCTTCATACGGTCAGACTCGCCCGCCTTGGGCTTTCCTGCCGTACCAGATACAGTTCCAACTTTTTTACCCTGCTGACCAAAGCGAATGACGCGCTCTTTGCCGCCTTCACAAGCCTTCACAATGTGCGACTTCTTGGGATGAGTCGGGGTAGCCCGAGGCGAATTGCAGGTCATTGAAGACTTTTTGACAGGCTTAACCATTGGCAACCTGCCTTTCCTCTTCCATCGGCTTTAACAGCGGATACAAGAAGTCCTCACCAAACGCGCCCTCAAACTCATGGACACCCATGTGACCTAGCTTGATGGTCGGGTCTACCCAAGCGGTAAAGCCGTGCTGATGAGCGCGGTCGCAGAAGACGTAGTCCTCGCCAATGTAGCCGTCCGGGGTGGATTGGAAATCAAAGAAAGACTGAAGCACCTTGTTGGTGTTCTGGTCCATGTACTTCCATTCTGGGTGTGCGTCACGCAAGGTCTCAAAGACTTTGCGCTGAATCATGATGAAGCCAGTGCCTACGCGCTTAACCTTGACCAGCCCCATCTTGTCCATAAAGATGTTGCCGTTTTCGTCTTGATCGAGCGAAGAGAAGTAGACCTTCTCTTTCTTGCGAGCGGCTCCCACACCTGCCACGATAGGCTTGGTCTGACTCCATGCCAATAGACGAATAACATCGTCCGCTTGGAACGTCATGTCTGAATCGACCATAAAGAGATGGTCGGCGTCTGACTCAAGAAATTCGTTGGCAATAATATTCCGCACTCGGGATACCACGGAGCATCCCGAGACGTTGGAGATTTGAATCTGAATACCGTGCTGCTGCGCTTTGACGCAGAACTCGGCAAGCGCAATTGCTAACTTGACCGAGACCTTGAAGTCATAGGCTGGCAACCCGATGAACAGTTTCTTGCCATGCAGGTTGAAGGAGGCTTCTGATTGCATGACATCACCCGTATATCACCATGATGGACGCGACATCCGTCAGGTCTACATAAAGGTTAGTCTCAACCAGAATGCCTTCCCCCGGCATTGGTAGCCAGAAAGTACCAGAGGCTGCGGCTGTTGGTGAGTTCATCGTCATCAAGATGGGACCGCTAGAGCCGCCATCTCGGAAGACAACAGAACCAGCGTTCGCACCTGAAACACCATAGACAGACTTGATCCGACAACGAAGCAAATCGTTGTCGTTCTGATCTTTCATCTGACCGTCAGTCGTTCGCGGCTTTGACGCTAATACATCATATTGCATGGAAGCCATGTCAGCCTCCTATTACGAGTTCGCGAACGGCGTAGCAGGAGTACCAGTGCAGACGATAACGCCATTGACCATGTACTTATTGGTGGTCAACGAGGTAATAGTGATGCAAGTGCCAACAAGACCGCCAGTGTCAGAGCCGTTCAGATTGATGAAGTCGTTGGCAGCGGCAGGAACAAAGCCAGCCATCGCGCCAGACGAATCCGAATCAATCGACAGAACCGAGCCAATAAACTTGTCAGTGCCATCAGTTGCAATTTTTACCGAAGAGGTCGCAATCGTTGCGTCTACCCAAATGGTAAAGGTCGCGCCTTGATTGTTTAAAGTGTTTGGATCGGTTCCCGGACCAGCCGATGCAGCAGATGCCGAGGTATTGATTGCTGGAAGCGTAATGACCAGATTGGAGGCTAACGTGCCACCTACCTTCAAAGTCTTGCCAGCATGAGCCGCTACGGTCAACGTGGTGCTGGAGGTGATAGAAACGACATTGCCCGGACCCTGCGCGTAAAAACCATTAAGCGAGCGAACCGGACCATCAAATGTGGAAATTGCCATGATCAACCTTTCGTGTTGTAGCACATCCTCTTATCGTCTCTACAAAGTCTGCTAGGTCAGTCGATAAGAGTTGAATCCCTAGATGGGAACATGATACTGCGTTTAAACGAAAAAAGGGAGGGTTTTACCCCTCCCCTTTTCATTACGCTCCGGGCGAGCCGAAGACGCCCAGCGGGTCAGACCAGCCGAAGCTGTAACGCTCGCGGGCTTTGTAACGGACGTTGCCGGTATCAAAGTCACCGTCCATCGAGGTTGCCAACGGGGTACGCACAAAGTGCTTCAGACCGTTAGGAACGTCGGTGGTCAAGAACCATGCGTTATTGTCGGTCAGGAAGTGGTTAACTGTGTAACCTTCCGGGATCGACCCATTGTTCTTGAGTGCGTTGATGTCGTTGTTGTTGGTCGCGACACGGAGTTCGGTTTCCAACAGGCGGGTAGCCACGAACATCAGGCTTGGCGGTACAACCAACTTGCGTGGTTTTGCTGCGATCAGCAGACCACGTTCGTCGGTCCACGCTGCGATCTGGATAACGGCGGCTTCAAGCGAAGTCTCGTTCAGATCGGCAGGGGTGGCTGGCTCGTTCGAGTTCGTGCCACCAGAGACCAGCGGGTGTGCGGTCGAGAACAGTTCAACGCCATCACCACCAGTGTAGCTGTTGGAGAAGCCATTGTTCAGGACGTTTGCCGCTTTGACCTGCTTGGTGTACGACATGGCACGAGCCAGTGCCTTGGTATAGCGCGACGAAAGCGAGTCATAGAGGTTGTCCTCAATGGCTTCTTCGGTCAGGCTGAAACCAAGCGCGATGGTTTCGTGCTGGTAACGAGCAGTCCATGCTTCCTGCGCGTTGTCATAAGCGATGGCAGAGCCTTCGTTTTTGACCGGCGCGGCAGAGAAGCCCGACAGTTTGGTTTCTTCTTCGAAGGAACGCTCAGAGGTTTCGGTTTCGAAAATCTCTTTGTGTTCTTCACCATAACGCTCATATTCCAGACCGAACAATGCGTTCAGACCGGGGAGCAGTTCTTTCAGTAGCTGTGCGCGAGAGATAGCCATTTATTAACTCCTTCCCGTTGCATTCTCATACAGGGAGATGCCGAAGTTGAAACGGACAATCACCTCTGTGTAAGAACCCGGATAGCCAGCAATGGCGGTCTCGGGAACAACGTCCACCACACGAATCGGCAGAGTGGTCTCTGTATCGGTCGTGCTTAGGACTGCGTTTTTCGAATTGCCGTTGGTAGTGCTGCCAGTGTTTTGCACCAGTGACACGTTCTTACCAACAGCGGCTTGAGTGAGGAATCCAATGGTTGTGCCAGTGGAAACCACAGCGACTTTGTACAACTGATCGGGATCATCTTGCACATAAGCCGAAATTCCCGCCACATCCACACCGCCGGGGTAGTATTGCTTGTATACCGGTTGCGAAGTGTTGGGATCAATGTAGGTGCATCCGAGGAATACACCGATGGTGGTCGCGGTAGCCGTGGTCTCAACCTTGGTGATATTACCGCTGGCGTTCAACGTAACCACATCGCCAAAAAAAATGGCGGTCGTTTCGTTTTGACCAATCGGTAGGTCACGGGTTTGACCTGCGTACACCTGACCGCCCAGCAGGTTCACAGGAACCATGCCGTAGGGGGCAGAGACTTCAGGA